ACGGGCAAGGTCCTTGATTTCTGTCGAGGGCTCGGCCCAGCGCCAGTGACCGCAGAGCGATGCGTAGCATTGGACTCTGAACAGCCCCGCCTCACCATTGAGGCGAACCACTGGCTTGGACATCTCGCCACAGATCAAACTGTTTGCTTCAACCTCGGTCGTCACGCTTCGATCCCTCCATCGTCATGACCGCAATGTAGGCCAACCTGCCGAAGCGGTCGCTCCATTCCTGATCGATGCGCTCCTCCAGGATATGCTTGTATTCACCCCAGAAGCTTGGCTCGTTGCCATGCAGACACTGCCTGCACATCGCTCGCGCTACGCGCTCGACCGGCGATCCGTAGCTCTCGCCGGTCTGGTCGACAAACAGGCCGCCATGGAGCGGCTCGTAACCTTTGACATTGAGCATGGCCGCCGGGTCGTCAACGAAGCCTATCGTGGCACCCATGACTCGCCCCAATGTAACCGTGACACTGGTCACCACGATGGACGGTGGCGGCACATCGCCAGAAACCGTGAACTTGAGCGGGGCTCGCTTGGTCGAAGCGAGCACCAGATTCGCGCTGTCGGGCTCTGGTACGTCGCGAAGCCTGCCGATCAGTTTGCCGCCGTGGAATATGGGCAGATTATCCATTGTCGCTCTCATGCCACTTCCGACGCTCTTCCGGCTCCATCTCGTCGATGCCCTTCATGATCCGCCGCGACACCGCCGACACAATCAACGGCGTCGTCAGCTGACCGGTGGCATCAAAAGCCTTGCCATCCCACGGCCGTTCAGGAGACTGGCTTGGGCGGCGTCGACGGTTCGATCTCTTTGCCATGACCGGGATAGCTGATCAGGTTAGGGAGGATGAGGACTATAAAGATCGCGAGGTGGATGATCTTAACCATCTGTCACGTCCGTTCTCTTGGGGCCAAACGAATACACATCAGCCTTGACCGACGACGCAAGCTGGTCGCAGTGGGTCATGACCAGCTTGAAGTCACGTCCAGCCGCATCGGCGGTGCAGCGCTTGACCAGGGCCGGGCCGTCCAGCCTGCCGAAACGAATCCTTCCCTGGTAGGCATGATCCAGGTTGGTATCGTCATGGTACGACATGGCCGGATCGTGCCCCGGCAGTGGACCGGCACCGTGCCGGGTCATGTACGTCCTGGAAACGTAATAGATGTCCAGGTCGCCGAACTCCGTGCCGCTACAGATCGACAGGACATTCTTCAGGCCAGTGCTCGACCGGGTGACGTGAGGAAAGAACTCCTTGTTATCCTGGTCCAGTAGTAGCCCCTGGGCACCCTCGAACACCGGTTCCTGGCACTGGCCAATGCCGGCCGAGCCAATTGACTCGGCAAACCGCTCGCAGCACGCCAGGAAAGCCTCGATCATCTGATCAGCCTTCTCAATCGGCGCTCCGGTCCGGAATTCCGCATACTTCGTACAGATTTCAGTCAACCGGTCCCTGAGCGACGTGCGGTTCCACAGATCACTCATGGTGATCTGGAGGTTCGGCATCGACGAGCGAACCACCGTCTCGCCAACCCCGAACCCAACGCTGCCGTGGCGGCCTTCACCACGGGCATCCTCCATGCGCTGGTTGATAATCATGTCGGCGAAGGTCGTGACCAGACAGTCCGGATGAGCGTAGACATCCGGCGTGACGCCGATCGCGTCAAGCTGCCTGGCCTCGTCGAAGAACGCGATCGGATTGCAGACGAAGAACTTCGACAGAAAGGTCGGCACACCCAAGAACGATCCCGACCCGAAGTGCGAAAACACATGCCGTTCACCTTCTGGCGTGACCACCGTGTGGGCCGCCTGCGCGCCGCCATTGAAGCGCACAACCACACCAGCCCCTTGCGTAGCGCAAAGCCAGTCGGTGACAAGGCCCTTGCCCTCATCGCCGAAGTTCGCTCCGATGACGACGCGCGCTCGCATCAGCGTGGCCCTCCCAGCACCCTGGTCGCACCGATGCGGTCGATACCCTTTACCGCCGCCAGGACAGCCGACGATCCGCTGCCCCAACCAGCAGCCGAATCGCTGGCGTCCCGGCCCTCGGCAACCTCGATCGCACTGACGATCGTCTCGGCCAGCTTGGTGTAGTCAGACAGGCGGATCACACGCTGACCGAGCAACGGCGTCCAGCTGCTCATCACCCTGTCGATGGCGCGACTGGCGTAGCTTCCCTGCTCAATGACGATGTGGAACACGTCATAGGAGCGCTGCGCCATGTGGAGCAGGTCAAGACTCGACATATCGGCCTGCGCGTCGTCTCCGCAAATCTTCTTCAGCTGCTCTTTGGTCAACGCCTTCGGTGCCTCCTCATCGCCAACCGTGAACAGATAGCCGCGCTTTCCGCGTTTCTCCATGCTGTCGTGCTTCGTGTGCATCGCGGCGAAATACCAGGGCAGGTTATAGCTCTCGAAATCGTTGCTACCGCCGCCGTGCTCCAGATAAATCGAAGCCAGCTGCTGAACGATGCGGTTGTCCGCCTCGAACTGCGACACCTGGAGCGGTGCGCGGTCGGTATAGGCGTCACCGATCGCCATGAACATGACGTGTGGGTCGGAGATTGGCTTGCGCTCCAGAACACCCCTGAACAGGGTGCCAAGACCCTCGCGAGCCAACGTATCGGCGATGATTCCCATGCTGCCGGTCACATCGATGCCAACGATGAGCGGCGTAGAGCGCGGATTGTCAACACTGTCGCGTGACTCGCGCAGCTTCACGCCGAGCGGGTTCAGGTCGGCATTGATTTCCCGCGCCCGATAAATTTCATCAGTACTCTTCCCCCTGGTCGTCGAGGCGTAGGCACGATAGGCAGTGTGGTCAAAGGTTCCGCCACCCATAGTCACTCTCCTGAGTTAGTGGGTTTGCTCACTCTCTTCGGCTTCGCGCGCTGGTTCCAACCCTCGGCCGTCACCTCGCGCGTCGATAGATACGTCTCGCCATTCGCTTGCGTCTGCGCCGTGCAGTGCGAGCAGCCGGCGGTGCCGTGCCAGACCTGCTGGACCAGCGCGACCGATAGGCGCGCGGGGTAGCCGCAGAAGGGGCAGGGCTTGAGTTCAGGCATCGATTGATCTCCCCAGATGTCGATGAGCGGCGTGACCGGGGCTCTGGGGGAAAGCCGAGCTGGCGAGGCTTTGGGGGTCGGGCCGGGCTCGGCGGCGGGCACGCCGCTCATCGATGTGCATATAAGCACAGGGGGATAATTGAAGTCAAGGACGATTAGCACGAACAGTCCGGAATTTTCCGGGGCGCGCGATACGATTTTTCTTTGGGGGCCGTAGGGGGTGGGGTCATCAATGTTGTCAGACGCCGCGTCCGACGCGCTCGCGCGCGACCACAGACCGGCCAGGAAAGGCTAGGAATAGACCATGAGCACCGTAATACACATTATGCGAAAACCATCGCAGCCTATTTCAATGGCTTAGCCGTTGAGCGTGCTTCTCGATTATATGACCCACTATATCTAGTAGGTCGACTCGATGCCGCTAGATACCGCTTTCCCTCCCGTACAACCCGTCCCTCGCGCCAATGCAATTCCTACGCCAGATGCCGTGCGCGTCGCGCTCGCGACGCGCCTTGATCGTGTAAACAGAAACCGCATCAAGCGCGAGGAGAGGTACGCCAGGGCCGGCGCTCTAGAGCCAGGGCGCGGCGATGCATGGTTGCACGCATCGCATTGGCTTGCCCCCTATCCTCGGCATTGGGATTGCCCTAATCGGTGGGAAATTCTAACAGCCATCGTGCCGGGCTATGCCGTAGACAGCATGCGCCGGTGGCGCAACCGGGCGGCTCCCATCGTCGCCCTAGCTGCCCTGCGCCACGCAATAACAGATCGTGTAAACGATGCAATCGCTATCCTGGCGGAGCTAGACGCGGAGATTGCACGCCAACAAGCCCTACCTCCGAAGGTGGGCGGACTCCAGGTGGTCAAGCCGCGCGATGGCGACGGATCAATCCCACGCTCAGGGCGACGCTGGAATCAGCGGTAACGCCATCAATCGACGTTTTCGATTGATCGACTCGCCTCTCTCGCCCATCACCACAACCGCGCAAAACCGATAGGCCCGCAATTGCGTTTTAACGGGCCTACAGGCCGGTTTGATCCCGACCGGCCAGTTATAGCTTAAAACCTGCCTTCGCCAGTTCAGCACCTAAATCCAGGGTTTCTGCGGCTTTCCGGGCAGTCAGAATCCTAATCGGACCCCTGAATAGGCATCGATAGATCAAAATGTTGTGGACTCAGTCAACACTCGCATGGTTGAGAGTTTCGACACAGCGCCATGACATTGCTTGATATTTTGCCATTTATCGCGATTTCGTCTCATGTCGGCGACGGCGGATTCCGCCGCTCAATCGACACCGGAATCGTCACGGCATACCGTCCCAAGCCGAAATCGGAGCCCGCGAAAGCGAGAAAGCTTCGCAAGGCCAAGCTCATACGCGAGAAGAAAAAGGGAATTACATATTTAACTCCCTTGACAGGGGCGAGGGAGTAAACTACATTCCGTGTATCAGCAACGGAGAACGCAAATGACTACCGAGCAAAAGAAAGTGAAAATTCTCGCCGCCATCG